CCGGTGGTCGCCGTGGCCACGTTCCTGATCACGACCACGAGGTTCTTGAGCAGGTTCACCGCCAGCGGCGTGCTGGAGGTGAACGTGGCCATGAGCGACTGGAAGCCCGAGTGGCTGGGCAGGGACTCGGCCCACTTGCGGAACAGCAGGGTCAGGTGCTCAACCCCGGAGCTGATCTTGTCCGACACCGGCAGGAACGCCTTGATGATCCCGTAGATACCCACGCTGACGTTGCCGATCGAGTGGCCCAGCGCCAGGATCGTGGGCATCACGTGGGGACCCAGGTCGCCCACGATCCGGCTCAGGCCGCCGCCCTTGACCGCACGGGCAAGCTGCGACTCCAGCGTTCCGAACGCGCCGGACGCCTGCAGCACCAGCGGGCGCAGCGCCCGCAGGCCCGGCCGCACCAGCTTGAGGCCCTGGTCCAGCGGGTCCAGTACCGGCTGGGCCAGGCGGTTCGCCCAGGACTTGTACTGGTCCTGGGTGTTCTTGAGGTCGCGGGAGAATGCCCGCACCGCGGGCGGGGTGCCCTTGACCGCCTGGGTGTAGGCCATCTGCGCCTTGGTCAGCGCCGTGGTCCGCGCCGCGGCGGCGGCAGCCGGGGAAGCGCCCGCGGCCAGCGCCGCCTGGTACTGGAGCTGCGCCTGCTGCCGCGAGGCCGCCAGCTTGGCCTGCGCCGTGGTCACCGTCTTGACCTGGGCCAGCAGCGGGGTCAGCGCCACCTTGTAGGCGATGGCGCCCGCCGCAGCGGAGGCGTAGCCGGCGGCCAGGCCGCCCGCGGTGACGATCGCCCCGGCCAGCAGCGGCTCCGCGATGCCGGTGGCCACGTTGATCCCGGCGATGGCCCGCTCCAGGATGGACGCCTTGCCCGAGGCGGTCACCGACACATCCGAGAAGCCCGTCACGCTGCCGGTCAGCCGGGCCAGCGAGCCGCTGGCCTTGTCCTGCTGCTGCTCCTGGCGGCGCAGCGCGGCCTCGCTCCTGGCCACGGCAGTGTTGGACCTGTCCACCGACCGGGTGAACCGGTCAAACGCCGAGCCGCCCCGGTCATCCCCGATGATCAGGAACCGCAGCACGGAGCTGCCTGCCATGCTGCCCTCCTCGGGGGTCTGCGGGACACGTGCGACAGGGCCCCCGGCCGCGGGTGCGGCCGGGGGCCCTGTCCTGGCTCTAGGTCAGCCTGCGGCGCACCTCGTCTATCGCCGCCTGCGCCTCCCGGCGCCACTGAGCGGCGCTCTGCTGCACCGGGGCCTCGAACCACTGCGGCTTGCCGAGCTGGCGGACCCACGTCCAGCGGCCCTCGTGCACCAGCGGTCGCGCTGACCTGGGGACCCCCCGGTACTTGCGCGCCCGGGAAGGCCGCAGCGAGAAGCGCGCCCCACGGGCGTACACGGGGTGGGCGAATCCGCGGGAGGAGTCCAGGTGCTTGGGCATCGACTCCTCGCCCTGCGGCATCCGCGACCCGCGCGAGGTGATCGCCACCTCGATCCCGTCCTTGCGCACCCGCGCCGAGCTGCCGACGGTCCGGGCCACCGCCGTGCGCAGCGGCACCGTGCCCGGCTTGGAACCGCCGTGCTCGGCGGGCATCTCCAGGATCGAGCGCTGCACCGCGCGGACCACCGGCCGGGCCTGCGCCCGGAACCGCTTCTGCAGGTCCCTCTTGAGCGCCGGGTCAGCGGCCCGCAGCTTGACGGCCAGCTCCCGCATGTCGCTGATGCCGGTGCCCTTGATCTGCGCCACGGTGCCTCCGGTTCCGTAAATTCACCTTGGCGGGGGGCCGAGCCCGCGGGTGTTGACCTTGCGGCCCGGCTTCTGCCCCCGGCCGGACCAGGCGGCATACTGCTCGGCCTGCTCGCGGTCGGTGATCCGGTAGTACTCGGCCCACTCCGCGAACTCCCGCGAGGAGACCCTTAGCTGGGCTTCCGCGACCGTGGCGCCGAGCTGGGCTGCGAGCCGGAGCCAGATGCGCCGTTCGGGGTGCTCAGCGAGTCTTTTCCCAGCTCCTCGATATCCTCCTCGGTCAGCCCGGACAGCCGGGCCGCAACCTTGCCCACCCGCTCCAGCGCGGCCGAGGAGCGGCGGCCCAGCTCCTCCACCTCCGCGTCGGTGAACATCCGCTCCTCGGGGCTCTGGGGGTCCACCAGGCAGCGGGCCACGATCTTGGCCGAGGCGTTGGTGATGTCCTGGATGGTCTGCCTGCCGTGCTGGATGGTCTGCTGGGCGAAATACTCGTCCCGGTCCTTGCCGGTCATGCCGCGCACCAGGACCGAGCCGCCCCACTCGGGGACCTCGACCTCCTCGGTGGGCCGGTCATCGGCGGCCAGGATCGCGGCCTTGGTCAGCAGTGCCATGTTCGTCTCCTCCTGGGGTCAACACGGGGGCGGCGGGCGCCGCCCCCGTGGGCTGGGTTTGAGACCAGGCGGGCTCTCGCTACGGGATGGTGACGTTCTGCGAGGGCTGCTTGGTGATGGTGAACTGGATCTCGATCGAGGCCGGGTCCTCGATCCCGGTCTGCGGCACGGCCGCGGACACCTTGGCGGGGAAAACGTCCATCTTCTGGCCGGTGACATCCCCCTCCCACAGGCACACCATGAACCCGGCCGTATCGCGCGGCAGGACGGTGCGCACGTCGTTGGAGTTGGACGACATGTAGAACCGCATCGCGGAGTCATCCGCCGTGATCCTCGCGGGGATCTTGGCCGTGAAGCGCCCCGACAGGTCGGGCACGTCAGCGCTGGCCGAGGTGACGGTGAACCCGGTGACCTCGGCCACCTCATCGGACAGGTCCACGCCGGCGTTCAGCTCGCCCCGGGTCGGGCTGGACTGGGTGGCGATCGTGGTCACCCAGTAGAACTTGCGGGTCCCCTCGGGGACATACCGCACCGTGGCATTCAGCTTTGGGGGTGCCATCAGCCCGTCTCCTCGCTCTGGCCGGCGCCCCGGCCGCCCGTGGCCTTGCCGCGCGGCGCGGCCTTGCTCCCGGCGCTCTCGCCGGAGTCCTCATCGGCTGCGGGCGGGCTGGAGCCCTGCAGCGCGGCCAGCGACACCAGGCGCGGCGCGGCCTCGTCGTCGCCGGGTGCCGGCCAGTCCTCAGCCACCAGGGCCCACCCGGCCCGGAAGTGCTGCGGCACGGCGGTGTCGGGGATCTCGGCCAGGCCGGACTGGCCGCCGGACTCCTTGTAGACCTCGGGGTGAACCATCCGCACCATGCGGTAGTCGTTGTCGGGCATGGTCAGCTCCCGCTGCGGGTGCAGGCCAGCGTGACGCTGGCGAATGCGGACAGATCGAACGTGGCCAGGCCGTTGTTGGCCGGGTCGGAGAAGGCCACCGGGTCCAGCGGGATCTCCGTCAGCCCGATCGCGCACGCCACCCGGCGCGACGGTCCCGCGGCGCCGGCGGGCGTGGCCACGGACAGCCCGCTGAACACCGTGTTGGCGGCGGGGATGTGGAGATCGCAGTTGACCGAGCCGCCCGAGGCGTTGTTCACCTTGAGCACCACGTCCGAGCCGGTCGGCGCGGTGTGCCCGGTGGTCTGCGTCGGGGTGGAGAACGCGACCAGTTGCCCCCCGGGAGGGGCCACCTGGACGGACAAAGCGGTAGCGGCCATGCGTCATCTCCTCGGGGCGGTGCCAGGGGTTGGGCGGTGCTACATCCGGTTGGCCTGGGCGGTCGCCTTGGCGGCGGCGTCCAGCAGCTCGTGAATGCGGACCTTGAGCGCGGCGATCCGCTCCAGCAGGGTCGCGGCCTGGGTGTGGTGGTGCGCCGCCGCGGCGTGGTGGTTGGCCTTGGTGTGGCTGCCGGCCCTGCGGTGGTGGTGCGCGTGGTTGCGGTGCTGGGCGGCCTGCTTGCGGTGCTGGGCGGCCTTGGCCGCCTTGGCCGCCGCGCCGCCGCCCGCCCCGCCGCTGGCGCCGTGCGCCTGGCTGGCCGCCTTGGCCGCGGCCTTGGCGGCATCGCGCTGCTCCTGCTCCAGCACGGCCAGCGTGTGCTGCAGGCGCCCGGCCTTTTTGCGGTCCGCGGCGGCGGTCGCCAGCAGCTCGTGCTTGGTCTGGCCGTGCTTGGGGCCGCCGGGGGACTCCTGGCCCTTAGGCGGCGGCTTTGCCCCGGAGCTGGCCGCGGAGACGAACTGGCCGCCCGTCGCTGAGCCGGGCGGCGCGTGGTTCGTGTTGAACCGCGAGGCGGCGGTGTAGTCGCGGGAGAGCCGGTCCAGCCGCAGGGCTGTCAGGTCATCGGGCACGGCCGCTCCTACTTGGGTGTGAAGGCTTCCACGTGCACGTCGAACCGGAGCCGCACGACCGGACCGCCCGGGGTGGCGTCCTCAGTCATCGCCCACGAGGAGACCCGTGCGCGCATGCACGTGGCGTTGAGGGTCTGGTCTGCCACCAGGAGGTCGCGGAGCGCGCCAAGGATCCCGAACGCCCGGGTCCGGGTGTCGGCCACGCCCTTGTCGCCGCGGGCGACCGCGACGGCGCAGTGGATGTCGTACTCCTCCTTGTCGCGCGGCCCGAGGCCGCCGGGGCTGGCCTGCGCCTCGGCCGCGTTGTCGTCATCGGGGTTGGTGAACCCGACGGCGATCACCTCCCTGGCGGAGTCATCGCCGGGTTCGGCGCCGTCGCGGACCTCACCATCCAGGGCGACCTGGCCGCACTTGGTCACCAGCGCGGCCATGACCGCGGGCGTGGTGTAGCCGCCGCTCATGAACTGGGTGCCATGTCTGTCTCCAGCAGCTCCAGCACCCGCCGCGGGATGCTGAACGTGAACCCGGTGGTCGAGGTGAAGATCTCCTCGTTCTGCAGGACCGCGGGCGGCATCGCGCCGCGCTGGGTCTCCCACAGGTGGCGGGTCTGCTCCTTGGCCGCCAGCACCCACCGCTCGCTGATGATCTGCCGGCCCGCGCGGGTCACCACGTCCCACGGGCCCATCCAGAACGGGAACCCGCTGGGCTGGTAGATAATCCCCGCCTCGGCGTCGGCGGCCAGCAGCGAGCCGTCGCCCGGGTCCGTCCAGGCCGGGCCGCCCGCCCACTGGCTGGTGACCGACACCACGGCTATGACCGGGTAATGCGGCACGAGGAGCTGGAGCGGCTGCGCGGCCCGGTGGCCCGCGTCGATCCGGTCGGTGAAGGCCCGCGGCACGCAGATGCCCACCCGGTCCTCCACCAGCTCGGTGGAGGCCATCATCATGTTGGCCAGCTCACCGTCATCGTCAGCGCTGACGGTGATCTTGTTCTTGTT